TTCATAGTATTATAAAAAGAATAGTCTTTTTCCTACTCCTAATAACACATAATATTATTCTTATTACTATTCTCTTAGTATTACATAATAACACATAAGAGTTCTCTGGGGGGGTGTGCTGTAGCAAGGGTATCATGGAAACAAAGACCTTGCAAGGCCCTTTCTAATAAACTATAATAAAAAGATTCTAGAGAGGTGTCTCTCTTAGGCGCGCCAGCGCCACTGTCCAGTAAAGGGGTATTTTAAAAGTGAGCGAAACAGAAGCAGTACTATCTGGAGAAGAACCTAGGCCCAAGGCAAGATCAGAAGCCTATGACCTTACCAAGATGCAGACCAGGTTTGCAGAGGTGTACATAGAGACCAATGATTCTATTCATTCTTTGGTGGAAGCAGGGTACGCCCCTGTGAAGACTCAGGACGGTAGACTGGACCGTACCAGAACAGCCAGAAGAGCACAGCAGTACCTTTCCAACCCTAAGCTCAGAGCCTACATAGAAATCCTCAGAGAAGACGTTGTGGAGAAAGTCTCTTGGAATGCTCAGAAGGTCCTGGACAAAATGTACCAGACCTACATGAGAGCCACAGAGGCAGAGGACTATACCAATGCCAACCGTTCCCTGGAGAACATGGGAAAGCACCTGGGCATGTTCATTGACAAGAAAGAGATCAAACAGAACACCACCACCACGTTCCAGGGAATAGACGAAGCCTTCACTCCAGATGTAGACAGTGATATACAGAGACTGGCCAATATCTCAGGGTACTCTGTGATCAAGGGAGGGAAGGAGTGAACCAAGGAGAAGCTGCTCAAGAAGTCCTTCCACCTCAAGAGCACTTGCTAAAGCTAAGAGAGACCCTCTACCTCCAGGCCATAGAAGCAGCCAGAACAGATTTTTTCTCTTTCACCAAGTTCATTGCACCTTCCCTGGTCCCTGACTTTAAAATAGGAAAACACATAGAAGTAATCTGTAAGAAGCTACAGAAAGTGGTGGACTCACCAGACCCACAGAGACTGATGGTGTTCCTCCCCCCGCGTTCCTCCAAGAGCTTGATCTGTTCTCAACTCTTCCCAGCGTGGTACATAGGAAACTACCCCTCTCACGAAATAATGAGTATCTCTCACTCTGACCAGCTAGCCTCAGACTTCGGCAGAACTGTCAGAGACATCCTGAAGATGCCCCTGTACCAAGAGATATTCCCCGCTGCCACGCTTAGAGAAGATGTCAGAGCAGCTGGTAAATGGAAGACTAAACAGAACGGCATCTATTACGCCGCTGGAGTGCGTTCACAGATTGCAGGTAGGGGAGCACACATTGCACTGATAGACGATGCCATGTCAGAGGAAGACGCTTTCTCAGAGGCAGGCAGAAGGTACATCAAGGAATGGTACCCTTCTGGTCTCAGAACAAGACTGATGCCCAATGGTTCTGTTATCATAATCAACACCCGGTACCACGAAGATGATCTCTGCGGGTGGCTCCTCTCCAACGAAACAGAAGATACAATCCCCTGGGACGTTATCTCTATACCAGCGTGGCTAGACGAGGAATCAGCAGAACTCCTAAACCTACCAGAGGGCTCCTCCTACTTCCCAGAGTGGAAGCCAGACGCGGTACTCAGGCTAGACGAGGCAGAGATCAGGGCCAACAACGGGGGTAAATACTGGCAGGCCTTGTATATGCAGAACCCCTCCCCTGACGAAGGCTCTGCCATCAAGTCTGAATGGTTCCAGAACTGGGACGAGGAAGACCCTCCAGAGTGCGAGCTAATCATTCAAACCTATGACACTGCCTTCTCCACCCGGAGCACAGCTGACTACTCTGTGATCCAGACATGGGGCATCTTTGAGTACCGGACCACTGACCTAGCCGGGAGAGAGTACATGGCCCCTAACATGATCCTCCTGGGAAATGTCAGGGAAAGACTGGAATACCCAGAGCTAAGAAGGACAGCGCAGGACCTCTACGACTCCTACAGACCTGACATCTGTATCATAGAAAAGAAAGCCTCTGGGCAGAGCCTGATACAAGATATGCGTAGGGCAGGTCTCCCCGTGTTGGATTACCTCCCAGACCGTGATAAAGTAGCAAGGGTACACGCGGTTACACCTATACTAGAATCTGGAAGAGTCTGGCTCCCCAGGGGTAAGGACTGGGCCGAAGACCTATTTGCAGAGGCCATACAATTTCCCTATGCCCGTCACGATGACCAAGTAGATGCCATGGCAATGGCCATACACTACCTGAAAGAGTCTTGGTACCTTACGCACCCAGACGATCCCTCCTACGAGGAAGACGAGGACAAACCCAAGAAGAGAACTTACTGGAACTGGAATTAGAAGATTATGACAATATCCAGAGCAAGCATTCCCAGAGAACTAAGAGGTAACAGGCAGAATAAAAGAACAAAAACTGCTACCATAGGTAAGGGAAAGAAGATACTATCAAAGAATACAAGGCGAAGCCGCAAACCCAGTAAGCGAAGCAAGGAAAAGGTCTAGACCATGGCAGTTGAACGTAATCCAATCTTGATGATGGAGCCAGAACTCCAGCAAGAAATGCCCACCTCTAACTTTGACGCAAGAGGAGAAACTCCTTCCATAGAAGCAGAACTACTGGAGGAAAGCATTGTCAACTTTATGCCCACAGAGGACGGGGGCGTAGAGGTAGAGTTCGGAGAGATGGAAGAGATGATGATCTCTGGTCCCATGGGTTCTCACTTTGAAAACCTAGCAGAGTACCTGGACGATGATGACCTAGCTGACATAGGCAACACGGTCCTGGACGGCTACCAGAGTGACAAAGAATCCAGATCAGAGTGGGAGCAAATCTTTGAACGTGGCTTTGACCTCCTTGGTCTCAAGCTAGAAGAAACCACAGAACCTTTTGACGGTGCCTGCACAGCGGTACACCCTCTCCTGATAGAATCAGTTGTCAAGTTTCAGAGCAAAGCCTCTCAAGAACTCTTCCCCTCTGGTGGACCTGTGAAGTCTCAGATCATAGGGGCCTCTACCATTGAGCGCGAAAAACAAGCACAACGTGTCAAGAACTTTATGAACTACCAGCTGACACAGCAGATGCCAGAATACTTTGAAGAGCAAGAACGCCTTCTCTTTCATCTCCCTGTGATGGGGTCTTCCTTTAAGAAAATTTACTATGATCAGCTGATGGAAAGACCAGTGTCAGAGCTAGTACCCGTGGACCACTTCTATGTCTCGTACAATGCCAGAGACCTCAGAACAGCCAGCAGGTACACTCACCTTATCTTCCGTTCAGAGAATGATTTCAGGAAGGACGTTGTCTCTGGCATGTACCGGGACATTGAACTCTCAAAACCTTCTGCTCCTGATCTACCAGAGATGACCCAGAAGATGGACGAGATCATGGGCATTGCCTCCGGGGGCATGGACCTGGAAGACCCCCAGTACGTTCTCCTGGAACAACACTGCTACCTTGACCTCCCAGAACCCTATAATGATCCAGACGGAATAGCCCACCCCTACATTGTAACCATAGAGGAGACCAGTAAGAAGGTTCTCTGTATCACAAGAAACTACAAAGAGGATGACCCCAAGAAAGAAAAGAAGCTGCACTTTATTCACTACAAGTACGTACCGGGGTTTGGTTTTTATGGTCTTGGTCTTATTCACTTCCTGGGTAACTTGACCATGACAGCCACCACTGCCATGCGCTCTCTGATAGACGCAGGACAGTTTGCCAACCTTCCCGGTGGCTTCAAGGCCAGAGGTGTAAGACTGGTGGGGGACAATGAACCAATTGCCCCAGGTGAGTTTAAGGAAGTGGAGAGCACAGGCATTGACCTGAACAAGGCCATTGTAACTCTCCCCTATAAAGAACCTTCTCAGACCCTGATGGGAATGATGCAGTTTGTCATAGGAGCAGGACAGAAGTTTGCAGACTCCACAGAACAGGTGATTGCAGATTCTAAGAACTCTGGACCCGTGGGAACCACCATGGCCCTCCTGGAGGCCTCCTCAAAGTTTTTCTCTGCCATTCACAAGCGGCTACACAAGGCACAGAAGGATGAGTTTGCAGTCCTAGCTCAGATAAACTATGACTACCTACCCGCTGATTACCCTTACGAGGTAGTGGGAGGAGACCAGAAGGTGTTCAAGCAGGACTTTGACGGGAGAATTGACATCATTCCTGTCTCTGACCCCAACATCCCGTCCTCTGCACACCGTATGGCACTGGGTCAACTGGCAATTCAGCTTGCCAGCCAGACCCCTCCTGGTACTTTCAACATGCCTGCGCTCTACAGAGAGGTCCTGACAGCTGCAAACTTCCCAAACCTGGACGAAATCCTACCCCCGGACCAGAAACCAGAGCCAAGGGACCCCCTGGCGGACATAATGGCCGCTACCAAGGGCCTACCCATAGCTGCTTTCCCTGGACAGAACCACGAAGCGCACATTCAGTTCAAAACTTCCTTCCTAAAGGACCCTGCCACGGGGGCAAACCCCATGATGAAGCAGATTGTACCCATAATCAACGCAAATGTCCGAGATCACATGATTATGAAGTACCAAGAGCAGGTTCTGGGCATGGTGGAAGCCTCTGGAGTGGCCAATGACCCCAAAACCACGGAGATGGTCATGGCACAGGCCGCAGAAGAGGTGGCAAACGCCAACGCTGCCATGGGCGTGGCCCAAAGTCCAGAACAACAGATGCTTCTCCTGGAGAAAGAGCGGTTAGAGTTTGACAGAGAGAAGGCGCAGGCCGCAACGCTGAAAGATTCTGCAGACATTGCCCTGAAGCAGCGTGACATGAACCTCAGAGAGAAAGAGAACATGAACGACCTGGTTCTAAACGTGGGCAAGATGGAAACAGAGGAGCGCAGGGACAACCTCAAGGCCCTGGAGAGCGCTGCCAAGCTGGAACTGGAGCGTAACAAGGCAGAAGACAATAGTGAGATCAAGGCAGCGGACACCGCCATGAAATCTCTGCTGGCCATGGCGCAGAAGCAATAAGGAACTTAATAAAATGGTAGAATCTGCTAGAGTAAACAAGCACGTTGGATCAGAACACAGGTTAACAGAGTCTGAAATAATGGACTTGATTGGTCAGAGCCAGGGACTTGTAAAGTCAGAGGAGAAGCTTGTAAAGTCAGAGGATAGGCTCGCTGATACCTATGGTTCTGCTGCTCCTCTTTTTGGCCCCGGCGGTGCTGACACATCTGGAAGAAAAAAAGGACTAGCGGCTACTCCACAGGTACAAGAAGAGGAAGGTTCTATGTTTGATTTTAATATGGACGATATCACAAAGTACGTCTCTAATCTTTTTTCTTCTTCTCCTCCCCCTGCTATTGAAGAGCCAGTTTCTAGAACAAAATCTGTACAAAAACCTACTGGGTCTCCGCACCTAGAAGTAGAGGAAGACGGAGGCCCTCCAGCCGATGATTCTTTTGACGAGGCTATCCTACACACCATCAGGTACTACGAAGGAGCTCCTATACTAAAGGCAAGAAAGCCTGTAGAGGGCGATCCTTATACAGTGGGCTACGGAAGAACCAGAGATGATAAGGGAAACCTTATAAAGAAAGGGGCTAAGATTACAGAGGAACAGGCAGACAGGTACCTTAGAGAAGACGTAAAAAAGCGTATGCCCGAGCTTCGTAAAGCTTATCCTGATTTTAATTCTTACCCTGCGGAAGTACAACAACATATGGCTTCTTCTTACTACAGAGGTACATTGACTCCAAACCACAGCCCTAAGACCAGGAAATTAATCAACGCAGGGAAGTTTAAAGAAGCTGCTGCAGAGCTACTGGATAATAATGAATATAGAAATGCTAAAAAGAATAATAGAGCAGGTATCAGAGAAAGAATGGAAGATACTGCCACTGCTCTTCTAAGCATGGAGCCTGCTAGACAAGCTGCCAGAGGTGGCAGACTGGCCAGTAACCCTAACCCCTACGAACCGAAAGCTATTTAGCATGCCCCTGACCCCTGGTAAAAGTAAGAAAGCCATCACAGCTAACATTAAAAAATTAAGAGGAGAAGGCTACCCACAGGAACAAGCTGTGGCCATTGCCATGTCTACCTCTAAGCAATCTAAAAAGAGACCTTCTAAAAAAAACCGTAGGATGAGCAGATCAAAGACAGTATAATAACTTTACAATGGACATGTTCCAAGAAATTAAAGAAGCTTTTTCTGAGCAGCAGGAAAAATTAAAAGTTTTGCTTGCAACAGGACAGGTGGAAGACTATAACCAATATAAGCAATTGGTGGGGACTATCTCAGGAATTGAGTGGGCTTCCGTAGAACTAGGACGTATTATCAACAATAGAATGGAGAGAGAAGACAGCTATGATTAATCCTCAACTAGGCGGGGCTATTACTAATGATGCGTGGATTACAAAGAATGATGTACCGGACCCAGAGGTTCTTCCAGACCTTCCCGGTTATCATGTTCTTGTCAGACCAACCTCTATCAAAGAAAAAACAAAAGGAGGTATCCTACTACCAGAGAAAGCCAGAGATGATATTGCCTATCTCACCACTGTTGGCAGAGTTCTTAAAGTAGGAACGCTGGCTTACGAAGACTCAGCTAAGTTTCTTGCTGGAGCCTGGTGCAGAGAAGGCGACTACGTCTGCTACCAGAAGCTCACAGGTACCAAGTTTGTCTACAAAGGGGTAAAGCTCCTTCTTATTTTTGATGATCAGGTCCTGATGAGAATCTCTGACCCAGAAGATTTAGACACTACACTTGTATTAGGTAACTAAGTATGGTAATAATATTAGTATGACCTGCGTAATCTTAGTTTCGCAACTATGGAGAAATATAAATGATTGAAGACCAAGAAGAAGTAAAAGAAAACGTAGCAGAAGAGCTAACCGACTGGAACGAAGTTGACGTATCCTCCTCTTCTGAAAAAGAAAAAGTAGAATTTGAGATTGAGGAAGAGAAAGAAGAACCAGTAGCTGCCCAAGAAAAAGAAGCTGCCCCGGTAAAAGAAGAGATTCCTGAACTAGACGGTATTGAGACCAAGGGCGCAGAGAAAAGAATAAGGCAACTGGTCAAGCAGAAGAATGAGCGCGAAGAGCGTATTGCTCAGTTAGAGTCAGAGCGTCAGGGTCTTATTGAAACTGTAAACAACAGAGATAAAAATTCTGTAGACCTCCACAAAAATACTTACGATGCCACAGAGCAACAGCTACAGAAACAAACAGAATTAGCCAAGCAGTCCTATCTAAGTGCCTACGACGCAGGCGATAAAGAAAAGATGCTAGAAGCACAAGAGATTTTAAGTAAATCTCAGCTTGATCTTAACAATGTTGAGCAGAACAGAGGTCAACTTGCTCAGTACGAAAAAACTCTAGTAGACAGAGAACAGAGACAACAACAACAGCTTGTACAGCAGCAACAGGTACAAGCACAGAACCAAGCCCAGTCCACCGAGTACGACCCACAAGCCGTGGAGTGGAGTAAGAAACCAGAGAATAAGTGGTTTGGTTCTGATAACATTATGACTGTGGCGGCTCTTACAATTGACGCACAGCTTAAAGAAGAAGGTTACAATCCAACCTCTGATGATTTTTATTCTGAGGTAGATTCAAGAATGAGACACGAGTTTCCGCATAAGTTTAATCAGGAAGCTCCTGTAAAAAGGAATACTCAACAGGTGGTGGCAGGACAGTCGCGCAGTTCTTCTCCCGGTTCCTCTTCTAAAAAGGTGAAGCTTACTCAAGCAGATGTAAAGTTAGCCCAGAAGTGGAATATCCCTCTTGAGAAATATGCTGCTGAGAAAGCACGGGCAGACCGTGCAGCAGGAGAATATGTACCCATTGGGTAAGAAGTAAGTGCGCGTAACAAAAAAATAAGGAGCGTTTTTAAAGATGAGTAAAGCAAATAGTAGAGCAACAAGCACAAGGGAACTTGAATCAAAAGAATACACGTATCAAGAACCAAATTATCTTGATGTCCCTGCCGTTGTTACAGAAAGATTCACCAATGAAGACATGGTTCTCCGCTGGGTGCGTATCTCCCTCAAAGGTGAAGATGACTATAAGAACGTAGGTAACAAGATGACGCAGGGATGGGTATTTGTAACTCCTGAAGAAATTCCTGAGATGTTACACTCTGCCACTGTTTTAGATACTGGACGCTACACTAACTGCGTTGTACGGGGGGATGTCGCTCTAGCCAAGATGCCCCGAGGCAAAGCAGTTGCCAGAAATGATTATTACGAGGGCAAAGCAAACGACCTTATGGAGGCTGTAAATCAGCAACTTATGTCAGCTTCAAACTCTAAAATGCCCATTTCAAATAGTAGCACTTCAACTGTAACCAAGGGTAGAATGGCACAATTTCAGGCTTAAACACCTACTGTTTATTCTACTCATCTTTAAAAAGGAGAGTGTAGTATGACTGCTACAAAAGCCCTAAACGGTCTCACTCCTTCTCGTAGATACGCTGGTGGTGCTAATACTACGCAGACTCGTAACTACCGTATTGCATCTGGCGCGGCTGGGAGCATCTTCACAGGTGATCTTGTCCATGTCAGAAACGGTGTTGTATCTGTTGTAGGTAATGACTCCGGTGCCTCTGATGCGCCAATTGGTGTATTCATGGGATGTTACTACGAGGAGGACGGTGAGCCACGATGGAGAAGCCATTGGCCCACGGGAACGTCTGCAAGCAATGCTTATGCAATTGTTTGTGATGATCCTCAAGCTACTTTTGAAGTCCAGTGTGACGCCAGTTCTTCTGTTGGCGACATCATGGAGCACAACTTTACGGTTACCCGTGGTGCGGGTTCTACCTTTACTGGACGTTCAGGCTTCGGTCTAGACGTTGCCAGTCGTACCAGTGGTGTAGCTGCAATGTTCCGTATCATTGACTTTGTTGAGACCCCTGGTAACAACATTGACGTGCCTGCGGACCGTGCTTTCCCAGTTGCGGAAGTTCAACTTATCCACCACCAGTTGACTAAAGTGTCATCCGGTGCTTAACCTGAAAGGAGCTTAGATAATGGCTATTAATAGAGCTAGTATTGCCAAGCAGCTTCTGCCAGGTCTTAATGCCGTCTTCGGTATTGAGTACGGAGAAGTTGCCGATGAATACAGTGTTCTTTATGAAGTAGAGAATTCTGACCGTGCGTTTGAAGAAGAAGTCCTCTTCACTGGCTTTGGCGAGGCACCTGTCAAGGGTGAAGGCGCTGCTGTCCAGTATGACAATGCACAAGAAAGTTACACCTCACGTTACACGGCAGAGACCATTGCTTTGGCCTTCTCCGTCACTGAGGAAGCTATGGAAGACAACCTCTATGACACGTTTGCCAAGCTACGTGCCAGAGGGCTTGCTCGTTCCATGGCAAGTACTAAGCAGACGAAAGCTGCTCAGACGTTCAACCAAGGCTTTGCCGCTGCCTTCACGGGTGGTGACGGCCAACCAATGTTCAGTGCCAGCCACCCCACCGTGGGTGATGGTATCCAGAGCAATCTGATTGGTACCACGGGTACGGTTGATCTTTCTGAAGCTGCTCTAGAAACTGCTTTGGTGTCTATTCAGACGTTGAAAGATGATAGAGGTATCTTAGTAGGAGGCGGCGCGCTTTCTTTGCACGTTGCACCTTCTAATCAGTTCACGGCAGACCGTGTGCTGAACAGCCCTTATCAATCTAATACGGCTGATAACAACATCAACTCCATTAACCACCAGGGTATGCTCCCCAGTGGTTACATGGTGAACAAGCGATTCAGTGACCCTGATGCGTTCTTTATCAGAACGGATGTCCCCAACGGGGCCAAGATGTTCATCAGAGCACCGCTTGCCACCAAGATGGAGCCTGACTTTGACACGGGTAATCTCCGGTTCAAGGCCAGAGAACGCTACAGCTTTGGCTGGTCAGACTGGAGAGGTTTCTTCGGTTCAGCAGGAGCGTAGTTCTTACTACAGTGGAGGGAGCCTAAAAACTTCCTCCACTCCTTTTTCACACATATTTGAATGGTACCCCCAGGGGTGCTGGTCTAGGAAGGACTGTTCACTATGCCTACACATTTTCCCAACGGCGTTTCTAACCAAATAAAAGGTAATCCCCTTTTTAATTACCCTTATATGGACCCCTTTAAATACTACATGTACCACGATGATTTCTTTGAATTTCACAATGGTATCTACACCATCACCACCACTGAGGCAGGAACAGGTTCCGCCACAGAGGCGATCACTTTCGGTGCAGGTGGACAGCTTCTGATAAAGAACGCTGCAGGTGATAATGACTTAGACTTTCTCCAGTTGAAAGGCGAGTCTTTCCTCTGGGATTCTACCAAGAGAATGTTCTTTACGGCTAGGTTTAAAACCAACGATGCTACTCAGTCAGATATTATCATGGGTCTTCAAATCACTGACACAGCCCCTCTGGACGTTACGGATGGTATCTACTTCTTTAAACCAGACGGAGATACTCAACCTGATTTTGTCATTGAGAAAGACAATGATTTTGGCATCTCTATTCTGGAGATGAACGCAATGGCAGACGATACGTTTGTCACCCTCTCTTTTGAATATGATCCTCTGGACGTTGCCACGGGTGGGCCGGTGTTCCGCGCCTATCAAGATGACGTTAAAGTGGGTCAGATTGCAAGTACCGTTAACGCTCCTGATGACGAAGAGCTTACTCTTTCCTTCGGTATTCAGAATGGTGAAGCAGTTGTTAAGACGCTGACCATTGACTTTCTTATGATAGCAGTGGAAAGATAACCCTCTGTTGTTTGGAAAGATATAGAGTTTGATCTATAATAGGGGGAGGATCAGGGAATGGTTCTCCCCTTTTTACTCAGGAGACTAATAGATGAGTACTACAACTAGAATAGCGCATGTCATAGGGGGAGCAGGTGGTAATGGTTTTCTTTGTGATGTACAGACCAGTGTCACCCTCTCTGACACTCGTATCAGAATGTACACCTACGCTGTCACCGTTGCTTCAGAAATTGTCATAGGAGCTTCTAATGGACCTGTTATCAAGCAGCCTGTTTTAGCTGCAAATACTGGTGATAGTATCTATATGCAGGACAGCGGTGTCAGGTGCCTAGGGAATGTCTCTGTTGCTGGCGCAAGTAACGCTGGTAAAATTTATGTTTACTATGGCTAGGAGTTAGACTGTGGATTTTAATTCTCTTGTCAGCATCATCATAGAAACTACTGAGAACGATGGCTCAGAGTTTGTAGGTGCTCTCCCTGCCATGATACAGAGAGCACAGGAGAAGATGCAGAATGATCTGGATGATCAGGGTCTGGTTACCTATGCCAGTGTAGCTGTATCAGCTTCCTCTGCAGAGGTATCTGTACCTGTGGGAGGAGAGATCATCAAGACGTTCTCCATAGAAGTAGGAGGTTCCAGGACACAGCTGAAGCACAGACCCTATGAATACCTGCTGGACTACTGGCCTGTGTCAGCCTCCACTGGTACACCTAGGTACTATGGCTTTAAGACTAACACAGAGATCAGAGTAGCTCCCACGCCTTCTGCCACGGTAGATTCTCAGATAGGTTTTATTGCACAGATTACAACTATTACATCTGCCAGTCCTACAAACTACTTTACCATTCACTGTGAGAACGCGCTGTTCTATTCTTCTATGATAGAGGCTTCTCTCTTTATGAAGAGCTTTAACACAACGGCGGCGTGGCAACAGGAGTACCAAGGTGAAATAGAAAGGCTTAGAAATAGAGCCAGAAGAAGTAGGCAAGATGATATGCAGACAAGTTTCAGCACTGCCGGTGGTCCTAATACACTGGTCAAGGGGAGTGACTAGGAGTGAATAGAAAGATTAAGTTTCAAGAAGGGGGTAGAACTACACCTTATAATCCTATGGGTCACCTGACAAATCCTGAAGAAGCTGAAAAGAGACGGGTAGCAGGAAACAAAGGACGTACACCTGCAAACAAAAAAGGTAAATACTGGTGGTCAGAGTACACAGACCCCTTTACAAAACCTGTTGATAAGTTTCTTTCTGGTGCACTAGGGCCTGCTGCAAAACCTGTACAAGGATTGCTAAGTTTGGGAACTCCTGCAGAAGCTGTAAACAAGGCTTTAGATAAACCTACAGCAGGGAATATAATAGAGGCTGCTGCAGACACTGCTGCTACAGCAGTAGGAGGAAAAGCAATACTTGGTCCAGTTAAAGCAGTGAAGAAAGTAGGTCCAGCGGTTAAAGAAATACCATCAACTAGGAGAAAAGACATGGGTAAATACAGCGTAGCTAAAAGTTTATATGAGACAGGTAAAAAGGCAGTGGCAAGAAGGAAGAAACTTCTGTCCAATACTACGAATCCTAAAGTTTCTCCTACTCCGAAGCCTAAAGAACCTCCTAAGACTCAAACTCCGAAGAGTCCTAAAACTCCGAAAAGAGTTGATGAAACTGTACAGACTAATCCAAATACAGGGAGAGCGCCTGATGGTGGCCGTGGTGGTGCTACTACTCCTCCTCCAAAGACTCCAAAGACTCCAAAGACTCCAAAGAATCCGAAGAATCCGAAGACTCCTTCAAAAACCCCTAGCCTCCTCCAAAGAGCAAAGAAATTAGTTAAACCAGCAGTAATAGGAGGAACAGGAGTATTAGTAGGCTCTATGTTAGGTTCTGAGAAAAATGCTACTCCTGCCCCAGGTAGCCAAGCAGGCGGAACGTCTGTAAATACTAGCCCTGATGGTTCTAATGCAGGTGCAGGTATGGATACAGACCTGTTTGATACACCTACAGGTGTCACAGGCCGTAAGCCGACAGGTACCACAGGCCGTAAGCCTAAGAAGGACCCCACAGAAGGCGGTAAGTATAAGTCTTACTCAAAAGATAATAATGACTTTATGTACATGACCCAGAAAGGTTATGATGAAGAAGAAGAACAGGGTGATAAGGCAGGTGGAAGACCTGGCAGAGGTAAGATGAAGACCCAAGGAATGAACAAGACTGCAAAGCGTAAAGCCGGGTTCTCTGGTAAAGGCTCTGGCGCAGCACTGAGAGGATTTTAAGCTATGCCAATGAACTATATGAATGCCAAGAAGAGAGGCTTAGTTAAACTTAAAGCAGGTGGGCCTGTAGACAGCGGAGGTGCGGTTGAACATCTGGCCTCTATTCAGGATGAACTTGCTTCAGATAATCCTAACAAGGACAATATAGCTTTTTCTAAGGCTGCTTTAAAAAGAGCTTCAAAAGCAGATAAAGCAAAAGCTAGAAAAATTTTAAACTCTTCTGGTCTATATGATATGGACAAAGGAAACAGGTAAGGAACTTAGATATGCCAATGAACTATATGAATGACAAGAAGAGAAAACTTAAAAAAGGAGGGAAGGTTGGAAAGGGAGGTAACAAAGAAGACTACCTTATTCCTGATCAGAACCCTCCCGTGGACTCTGAAAAATTAAACGCCTTCAACGGTAAGCCCACAGGTCAGGGCTACGGTGCAGCTAGAATAGGACCGGACGTTGTCTAAGGAACAAGAGAAAAGGTGTTCTAATCCTTCTTGTCAGTGTACAGGTTGTAAAGATTGTTCAAGCACCAACGAAGGAGGTTGTTCTTGTAATCCAGTTCCCTCAGAGGAATAGTCCAGAAAGGAAATAGATGGTGGAAGACTTTAGTGTATTTCAAGCTGTATCAGATTACGGGCTTGCCATAGTTGCCACCATAGGAGCAGGTGCAGCAGCTTGGAAGCTTCTCCATTTTATGCTCAAGGATGTAGCGGGGGCCTTAAAAGGTCAAGCTGAAATTATAATTTCTCTGATAGATAAGAGCAGTAGAGTAGAAACTCTGGTACAGAGAATGGATTCTAAGCTAGACACAGTTCTACAGCAACGCTCAGAACCACTGCTAAAGGAAATAAAAGAAAGGTACCGTCCCTGATGGCTTTTGAAAAGTATGACCTAACTGTTAAACCTTATGGTCTAAAAAAAGTAAATGTAGAACAAGAGCTTCCCTCTGGAAGACGAGTTCCTTATATGAAACCGCTTCCTTTTAAGGCAGGCGGTAAAGTTGTACACTCAGTGGATAGCCCTACCAAACCAGCTTGGATGAGGAATAGGTAAGACAACATGGCAATTGCAACCACATCTAATTTTGACACCACCTTCTTTATAGACGAGGTTATAGAAGAAGCCTATGCCATGATAGGTGGTCAGGCAGAGCTTGCCAATGATTCTATCACTGCCAGGAGATCACTTAACCTGATGCTGACAGACTGGCAGAACCGTGGTGTTCTCCTCTGGGGTACAGACCTGGCCAGCACCACACTGGTCACAGGAACAGCAGAGTATGCTCTCCCTGCAGAGACCGTGGACGTGCTCTCTGGGTACATCAGACTCACCTCCAATAGCAATGACTTTCAAATGAACCGTATAGGGTATGAGGAATACGAGGCTATCACCAATAAGACTACCTCTGGTAGGCCCACACAGTTTGCCACTCTCAGAGGCAGAGAAGTAGTCACAGCCTTCTTCTTCCCTGTTCCTGATGCAGCAGATACTTATACTTTTAGAAACTACAGAATGAAAAGACTGGCAGACGTTAGTAAGAGTGCTCTCCAGAATGCAGACATCCCTTTCAGATTTCTTCCTGCTCTGACCTGTGGGCTTGCCTACTACCTCAGTTATAAGAGAGCAGGCGTCCCTGCAGAAAGAATTGTTGTTCTTAAAGCCAAGTACGAAGAACTCTTAGAGAGCGCACTAGACGCAGATAGAAACAGAGTGAGCCTCTTCATCACTCCTAGATTACAGGTGGTATAGACAATGGCTAAACCTAAAGGACTATATGCAAACATTAATGCTAAAAAGAAAGCAGGCACCAGTAAGTCTAAAAAGAAAAGTACTATCACACCTAAAGCTTATGCTAATATGAAAGCAGGCTTTCCTAAGAAGAAAAAGAATGCCTCTAAAAAAGGGTAGCATGAAAGGACACAGTATCAGCGGTGGTCAGAAAAGACCTACCAAGTCTGGTGCTGGCATGACCAAGAAGGGTGTGGCAAAGTACAGGAAGGACAACCCAGGGAGCAAACTAAAGACAGCTGTCACAGGGTCTGTTAAGAAAGGTAGTAAGGATTCAAATAGGCGCAAGAGTTACTGCGCCAGATCAGCAGGACAAATGAAGAAGTTTCCCAAGGCTGCAAAGGACCCTAACTCAAGGCTTAGACAAGCTAGAAAAAGGTGGAAATGTTAGATGTCTTTTAAAAAAGGTTTCTTTATCAGTGATAGATCAGGCTTCAGGCACAGGCTTGATCAGAGGGTCAAGGAACCAGGAACTAACTTTATCATTGCTAAGTCAGAGAGCGATGGTATATTTAATCTTGTTACCAACCCTCAAAATAGAGTAAAATTTTTACTAGATAAAGAAGTGATTAAAGACGCTAGGCCGCCTGATAATTCTGATAGGAATAAAAGTTGGAGTGCAGTGACCACTACCTGGGGTGAAGAGATAACGCAGTGGAACTTTATATAAGTGAGGAATAGCATAGCATGGCAAACTTAACAAATGCCAAGATAGCCAATACCTTTAGAGACTTGCTACAAGTTAATGCAGCAACTTCTAATGCAGGGCTAGACGGAACGGTAAGAAATATTCAAGACGGAGGAGGAACCGCTTCTCCCATTGCCATGAGCACGGCTCAGTTTAACGTAGCTGGACAGTTTGCTCTGGGAGGTACTGTTCTAACTGCCACGGCAGACCAGCTTAACAGCCTAGCAGCGGGTGGTTTCACTGCCCTGACGCATGGGAACGGTACTGTTCTACTTTCCATGAACGGTGTCTCAGTGTCCACTGCCACCACCAGTGCCACAGTTGTGGTCAATCCTACGCTTAGTCTGACAGAGGTAGACGCTGCCACGGGTAGCTTCAGCACCGCTGTCAGCGCAACTAGCCTTGTAGCAGCAAAGGGTAGCTTTACCACCAAGGTATCAGGAGTAGCTGCAGAGTTCTCTGGTAATGTATCCGCTGCTAACCTCTTTGCCTCTACCAATATCTTCATAGGCGGCACTGCTATACCTAATGCAGCTGCACTGACCAGTGTTAATAATGTTATCACTGCTCTCTCTGCCACCATGGCAACCAGTATTGCTGCCAGAACTGCTGCTATTACCTCTGTTAACACTGTTATAACAAACTTATCAGCTACAATGGCCACTAGCATTGCTGCCAGAACTGCTGCTATTACCTCTGTTAACACTGTTATAACAAACTTATCAGCTACCTTTGCCGCCAGTATTGGTAATCGTACCACGGCTATAACTGCTAACACTGCTGCTATTACTTCTATCAATACAGTTGTTGCAAATGTTTCTTCTACACTGGCCACTAGCATAGCCACCAGATTACCTCTGGCAGGTGGGAAACTTACAGGTATAGTCTCTGGTACTACACTGGTGATGAGCGCAGGCGTTGGGCTAGGCGCTGTCAGTACTCTCCTGGGAAAGAAACTAAGAATGACAGCGGGAGGTGCAATTGCAGACCTTGTGACTCTTACTGATGGAACAAACATAGCCGTAGACCTCAACACAGGACAGAACTTTACCGTGACGCTGGGAGGGAACAGAACTCTTTCCAATCCCACCAACTGTGTGGCAGGACAGGTGGGTAGTGTCTTTATCACACAGGACGGCACAGGTTCTCAAACACTGGCCTTTGGTTCTTCTTGGGACTTTATAGGAGGCACTGCTCCTGTACTTTCTACAGACGCAGCAGCAAGAGATAGGCTAGATTATATTGTACAAACATCTACAGATGTTCAAGCTGTTCTGACAAAGGCGTATTCATAATGAGTGTTTTTAGTAACAATCTTCTACTAGGTGCAGGTGGACAGAGTACAGGACCAGAACCTTTTGATCCTACTCTCATTCCTAATTCTGTATGGTTGGATGGGACGGCAGATTTTTTATCAGTAGCGTTAGGTGCAAAAACCAGGACAAAAGCTGTCATAGGAACTTGGTTTCAAAAAACTGGATTTACCACCGCAGACTCTACAATCTTTAGTAAAAGAAGTGGCGGTACGGCTGAATTTGGTATGAGAATGCAAGACCAGGCAAGTAAACAAGGCTTGATTTCTATTTATGATTTTGACAGTGCCGGGAGTGGGCAGTACGCTGCTGAGTCGTCTGGGATGGTGCTGAGAGACATAGGTTGGTATCATATTATGATATCAATAGATACCACCGCAGTTGCCGGGAGCAGGCTAAGATATTTTATCAATGGGATTGATCGAACTGATACTCTAACTGTTTCACCTGATTATGCACTAAATGATAATCCCAGCATCACGGGAGGTAGTGGCGGGGAAACCCAATGGGGAATCGGCAGTGGCGGTTCTAGTCAGTTTGCTCCGATATACCTAGCACAATCTTTTATGCTAGATGACGATAGCATTCAAAACAATGACGTAGGTGTTCCGGATATTTTAGATACCTTTACCTACGGAACCAACGGTTCTCAGTTTGTTCCTAAAGCAAATGCAGATATAGCTTCTTTAGCTAGTTCAGCAGGAGGTGATAGTTTCTGTTTAGACTATGCAAATTCATCTGATCTGGGAAATGATATTAGCTCTAACAATAATGATTTTTCTCCTACTAGTATGGCAGCGGCTAATCAAAGGACTAATACTCCTAGTAAAGTCTTCCCAATTATGAATCCTCTTAACGATATTGCCACTGTTGTTTTAAGTGAAGGTAATACAAGGGTTAATGCACAAGCTAATGCGTCTATTAGGTCAACACTTTTTGCCTCTGCTGGAAAAAAATACGCAGAGATAACTGTCACTGCCATAGGAAATAGCTATCTAGGAGTGGCAATTAATGGCACTAATCCTACAAGTTTTGCAGCCACTGGTGCTGTGGCATGTCAGCAAGGTGGTGACGTATATGTAAGTTCTAGTTCTCCGTCTGGTAAGAAATGTCCTGCGTATACGACTAATGATGTATTGGGTATTTTAATAGACGTTGAAGCTAATAAATTTTGGGTAAGTAAGAATGGTACATTTCACTCTATGGATCGTGATCCAACCATAACACTTACTGCCACACAAGTTTTAGCAGGTACAGGAGGTTTTGATCTTACTGAACTAGGTAGCGATGGATCATATGGAATCCATGTTGGAAACAGTGACGGCTCAGCGCAAAACGTATCGGTGAACTTTGGTCAGGCTTCTTTTTCTCATACGCCTCCAGATGGTTATGTAGACTGGGCATCTGACAACCTAGCCGCACCAGATTTTCAAGGAAAAGATTTCTTTGATGCTACTCTCTATGAAGGCAATGGTACAAGTCAAAGAGTAGGAGACTTTGTTCCTTTTACGGATGCACTTGCTGTAGCTAACTCTGCAATGTTTCAGCATGATGATGCAAGAGCATTTAGCAGACGTGTTGGTACTCCTTCTTCTTCTGGCGGCAAGAAAGGCACTTGGTCTGTCTGGTACAAAACATCAGTCATTGATACCGATAATGTATTGTTTGACACAGGAACAACCGCAACTAACCGTTTTAGTTTACAGATGGATGCCAGTGGTCAGATAACTTTTCTACACGGTAGCGCTACTATTTTAAAAACTAACGCTGATTTAAAGGGTGGGGGTTTTTGGAGGAATCTTGTACTTAGAGTTGATACAGGTGTTTCCGCCGCTGCTGACAGAGCGTTAATGTATATAGACGGCGTATTAGTTACTTCTTTTGCAACAGACGGCAGAGCAAGCTTAACGAAAGATTCAGAACTGGGTTACATGGATTCTGGTGCTACTCAATTTGTAGGCAGCTTTAACGGTGTATCTGCAAATCAATGGGATGGGTATTTTGCAGAGACAGTTTTTCTGGATAATCAATTTTTATCTGCCTCTTCGTTTGGTCAATTGGACACCAGTACAAACAAGTGGGTGCCGAAAGCAGTTACTGGTTTAACCTTTGGTGATCAAGGTTTTTATTTAGATTTTGAAAATAGCCCTGTAAACGTAGCACTTGGTAAAACAGGTTTGAAGTCTGATGATTTGGGGACTGGTGCAGTTTCTCTGCTAACAGATGGTACTCAATTTGGTTCTTTTAATGCAGGTTCTAACCTTATTTTTCAAAACAGTAACGTCACTACGAAATCGTGGTGGGGCGTAGACTTTGGCAGTGGACAAACTAAAACAATTAAATCTGCTACGTTGTTTGGAAACCAACCGGGAGACGGTTCTGCTGCTGGATTTATCTTTACCTCTGGCGCAGTCACTTGGACACTTTTTGGTAGTAACTCAGCAGTAGCAACAAGTAGTAATGATCTGTCGGGAACGACAACTTTAGGAACGGCTGCTGTTGCAGACGGTGTTACAAAAGGTGCAACGGTGGTTATAGATGCCACTAGTAACAGTGCAGCTTTTAGATTTTATTATGTGCAGATGAACACCACACTCAGCACACGTAGATTGTTAGGAGAGATACAACTTTACGAAACAGACGGTGGCGGAATAGCTAAAGATAGTTCTGGAAAAAATAATGATTTTGCAGCCCTTGGTGCTTGGGCAGCCACAGATCAGTTTATAGATACACCTAGCAAAAACTTTGCAACTTTTGATACTGATAATAATCAAAGCAATGTTTTAACTAACGGTGGTACACGGCTTAGTCCAGGCGGATCGGGGTGGAAAAGCACAGCCGCAACTTTAAGGGGATTAACAAGTGGTAAGTTTTATTTTGAATTTACACCAGAAACTGCTAACTCTAACATTATAGTCGGCATAGGTTCACCTCCTTTTGTTACTACTGGTGGAACTTTACCCGGTAGCAATTTTAATGAATATTCATATTATTTTGCCGATGGTAATATTTTTAATAACGGAGTTTTTACAGCGTATGGCAGTGCTGTTGGTGCGGGTGTAGTTGTAGGAGTTGCCATAGATTTAGATAACAATAAAATCTTTTTTGCTAGAAATAATACTTTTGAAGATTCGGGTAATCCAGTTACCGGCGCTAATGCTGCTTTTACAATAACAGGAAATATATCCTACGATATTGTTGTAGGCATGACGAACAGTGTCACTACAGCTGATAACATTGTAAATTTTGGAGGGCAGTCTGCATTTGCATTCACCCCTCCAACAGGATTTGTTGCAGTCAATCAAGACAACCTAGATGATACTCAGTCTAAGATTACAGCATTTGCTTGGATAAAGAACAGAGATGCCACTGATAATCACATGCTTTTTGATAGAGTCAGGGGCGTGGGTAAGGACTGGCACTCTAATGAAGCGGAAGCAGAAGTATTCAACGCCAACACACTAACAAGATTCCTTCAAAGAGGTGTACAAGTTGCTAACAACGCAGAGGTAAATACTGTCAATGAATCATTCGTTATGTGGCAATGGCTTATGGGAGATGCTGCCACAACTGGAACTTTAAATGAAGAAGGTAGCCTAGACAGCACAGTAATTACTGCTGCTTCTGAACATTTTAGTGTAGGTACTTATACGGGAAATGCCACAGATAATGCCACGGTTGGACATGGTCTTGGTGGAATCCCTGAGATGATTATAGTAAAAACTCTAGCAGATGCCGTGCATGGTGTCTGCTGGCACAAAGACGCAGCAGGCTCACCTAGTGCAAATACACAGGGAGACTGGGCAAGAGATACTGCTTTCGCTGTAAATAGTGCAAAGTTTGGAGGAACTAATAGTACACTTCCTAGTTCAACAGTTTTTAAAATGGGCAATAATGCGGAAATTAATCCTTCTTCAAAAAGTGTACTTTTCTATGCATTCAGGTCAATTCCTGGTGTGTGTAAAGTAGGAAGCTATACAGGAAATGGTGCTGCAGATGGACCATTTATCAATACAGGATTTTTGCCTCGTTGGATTATGATTAAACAGACGGCTACTGCGAGCCGTCAGTGGAATATATTAGACACAGCTAGATATCCATTTAACGCTGCTAACCCGCTTGTTCTTCTAGCAAATACAACTGCCGCAGGTGCGGCACATATAGGAAATTTTGATTTTTTAGCTGATGGGTTTAAGGTAAGGGATACCGCAGATAATGTTAACACAAGCGGAAATAATTACACCTACGTAACCATGGCAGACATAGGCGGTAATGGTACGCTACCTCCTGTATATAGTAGATAATTTAAGGAAGGAACTAAGAACATGTGGGCAAGAATTATGGGCAGTCAGTTGGTAGAAATTATCAACACTCCTAAAGGTATGACGATTAATGATATTCAGTATCCCGTCTCTATCTTTACTAGGGCATGGACAGATGCAGCTAGAAAAGCACTAGGTATTGTACCTTATGTTTATACAGGTAATTCTGTTGAGAATATGTTTTATACAACCTCTGAAGCTGCTCCTTCTGTAGAAGAAGATAGAGTAGTTGTAGCAAAGACACAGACTGCCAGAGATATGGCTAGTATTAAAGTTGTGATGAAGGATCATATTAGTTCTGTTCTTTCTAGTTACCTTACTCAAACAGACTGGTATCATATTAGAAAAATAGAAACTGATGAAGCACTTCCTGCTGATATATCTAAGTGGCGTTCTGATCTTAGAGCAAAAGCTGTAGCTTTAGAAACTGCCATAGATGCAGCGACAGATGTTGCAGGTCTTGAAGCTATGACAATCTATACACAAGAGATGCAAGATGCTGGTAAGGAAGCCTCAGAGTTTGATGAGTGGCCTACTGATCCAAGGCTAGAAGAATAAAACTAATGAGATTTTTAAAGTATCTTATCCTTGGCCTTGTTCTTAGCACACTACCCGCATGTGTTACTGCTCAAGATTCTAAAGTAACTTGGGCAAAGGGTGATATTGTAGCATCTTTTTATGTATGTAGAACAGAGAAAGATATAATGGAAGTTGCCCTGGCAGATACTAAAGGAGGACACACGCTACGTCAAAGTGTTTTTAGAAAGACCGTAGCACAAGATTGTATAAATTTAAACCCTCCTCTAAGTTTTATAGTACAACAGGTTATTGGAAGCTACACAGATTCTAATAAGAAAGAAACAAGTATTCTTGCTGTTTCAGTACCTGATAAAGAAAAAACTGCTGGTTATGTTATTTCCATAGGTAAGCCGCTTATTGCCAAAGAGATGACTTACTAGAGTGGGAAGTCATCTGACAGACGTTGAACTAGGAAAGATGATTCAAGCTGTGGATCAGCTTAGCACTGAGGTAGATAGACTTTCTGTTAGACTTGATCAGCTTGAGAGTCAGCTAGACAAAGGTAAAGGAGTTCTTCTAGGAGTTTTTCTGGTAGCCTCTGGTATAGGAGCCGCAATGTCTGCTATTATACAGAAAGTATTCACGTCTTAAACCAAGGAATTAAATAGATGTCATCATTTACAACTAGAATACGGTTAGAAAAACAAGGAGAGGGAGAGAACCCTAACTCTTGGGGTAGAGTCTTGAATCAAAACGTCATTGATTTAGTTGATGATGCGGTAGCTGCCTATACTACTATAACTGTTTCTTCTGTGGACGTTACACTTACAAATTCAGACGGTGTTGCTGACCAAGCCAGGAGCGCCTTTATTGAACTAAAAGGAGCTTTGACAGGCAATGTTAATATTGTTATACCTCAAAAGTCTAAAGGATACTTTATTAGAAATAAAACAACTCGTGCAGCCGCTGAAGTTACAAAAATTAAAACACTGGCAGGCGCAGGCGCAACTGTGGGGGTCAGTGCAAACGGATTGTTTGTTTGTGACGGGGTGTCTGTTCATCAGTCCAATGCAGTTGGCCTTAACCTAGGCACTGCAGCTGAATTAGACTTTGGAACTGCAGATTCTAATCTTATACCTGTCTCCACTGCTGATATTAGATTTGTCAGAGCCTCTGTTGCTAGTGCAATTACTGCTGCTAAAACATTCACTGCCCCTGTTGTTACCCCTGTTGTCTCCCTGACAGACGCTGCCTCTGTTGCTGTTAATATGGCCCTTGGTAATAACTTTGCACTGACGTTGGCTGGGAATAGAACACTAGGCGCTCCTGCAGGTGTAACACCGGGACAGACAGGCCACATATATCTTGTTCAGGATGGTACCGGGAGTAGAACACTTTCTTTTGCCACTGCCTATACCTTTATAAGCGGAACTGCTCCTACACTTAGTACAGGGGCTAACGCAGTTGACCTTCTTGTTTATAACGCTAAAACCACCACTGCTCTTTCAACCATTGTTGTTAAAGCTTTCTCCACTGCTACTTAGAGGAACTGGATTTGTCTACAGAGTCACAAACAAAACAACTTAACTTTAGACCAGGAATACACAGGGAGTCTACGCAGTATGCGGAGCAGGGTTCTTGGTATGACGGGAATAGAGTTAGGTTCAGAGATAAAAGACCAGAGAATATTAGAGGATGGGAAGTTAAAACTTCTGGAACTCTGGTAGGAACTGGTAGGGATATTATTACGTGGCAGGATAACATAACGCAGAAGCATCTTGCCGCTGGGACAGAAAAGTTTCTTTATGAGTATGACAACGGAGTAACTAATAATATAACTCCGGTGAGAGAATCTGTTAATCTTACAAATGCTTTTGGAACCACTCTTAACAGTGTAAGAGTTTGCGTATCAGATACAGCACACGGTCTTACCACTGGTGACTTTGCAGTGTTTACCTCTTCCTCTGTTCCCACTAACTATACATTTAATAATATGTTCTCTGTCAGTGTTATCAGTGCCAACAGGTATGCTTTTGATAATACTGTCTCAGCGGCTTCTAACCAGAGTGCAAAAGGACATGCCACAGCTAAGTACCTGTTACCTGTTGGAACTTCCGTTGGAATAACAGGTACAGGGTACGGGGCAGCTGCTTATAATGCAGAAGTCTTTACCTCTGTGGTACTGACCAGTGTCATAAACGTGGTGGCAGCTTGTATAGCTGTCAGTGTTAATAGTAATTCTCACGGTCTAGAAGTTAATGACTTTGTTTACTTCCCAACTGCTAATACAATTGGTGGTAATATCCTACTTACTGATACAGCTTTTGGAGGACCTATCTTTCAGGTTCTCTCTGTTACAGATGTTAATAACTTTAGATTTAACTCTGCTGTCTCTGCTGTGGCCACCAGTACAGGAGCGGGACTGGCAGTGGCGCAGTTCCTTGTAGATGTCAGTACCACTGCAGGGTTTAGAACATGGGACTCTCCTGCTGTCTCCTCTGGTATTACCTTTGAAGCAGCTAACTGGCAGCTGGATACCTTTGGTGAAATACTACTGGCCAATAAAAGAGGGAAGGGTCTCTTCCAGTGGTTTCCAACTTTAGGAGGAGACGTAAGAGCAGTTGCTGTTACCAATGCTCCTGTGAGTGTTAATAGCTTTATTGTATCTCCTAATGACAGGCACGTCATTGCATTTGGTTGTTCTAATGCAGCAGGAGTAAAGGAACCTTTACTTGTCAGGTGGTCAGATCAAAATGATTATACTAATTGGACACCTTCTATCAGTTCTACTGCGGGAGAAAACACACTCTCAGGTGGTACTACGATTATACAAGGCATCAGAAGCAGAAACCAAATTGCAGTTCTTACTGATCACGTTCTATATGGTATGCGCTTCACTGGTCCTCCTTTTATCTTCTCTTTCTCTGAGCTAGGCACAGGTTGTGGAGGCGTCAGTCAGCACGGTGGCATAGACATGGACGGTATACCTGTCTGGATGGGCCACGATAACTTCTTTATGTTTGACGGTAGAGTAAGAAGACTTGACTGCACAGTGAGAAGACATGTTTTTAGTGATATTAACACAGATCAGTTGAGCAAAGTATACGCCGGGGTCAACTCAGAGTTTAAAGAAATTACGTGGCTCTACCCCTCTGCTGACTCCACAGAATGTAACAAGTATGTGTCTTGGTCCATGGAGGAAAACTATTGGGTCTTTGGGGATGCCATATGGACTACTTGGGATGACAGAGATATCTATGATAATGTTGTCAATACTGGTACTTCTATAGGCGTCACCAGAATATATGATAATGAAGTTCCTGATGTCTTCACAGGTAAAGGATTAAAAATAGATTCGTTTATTGAAAGTGCAGACTTTGGAATAGGTGATGGTAATGATATGCTTTTTGTTGACAGATTAATTCCTGATGTTGAAATTAATAATGGACAGCTTTCTTTTACCATTCAAACTAAAGAGTTTCCCAACGGTGCTCTTAAAACAAAAGGACCTTTTACCCTAACTCAGAACACAGAGACGGTTAGGTTTAGGTCCAGGGGGAGACAGGCAAGAATTAAAGTGGAGAGCAACGCCACGGGCACAGAGTGGAGATATGGTGACCTTAGACTAGACATACAACCAGATGGTCTCAGGTAGGTAGTTATGGCAGCAGTTTATCCCACGCTACCTGATCTCTATTCTCTTACAGACGCTGAACTTATAAGTACTTATACAGAGATACGACAGTGGGCGGATTCTATCATCAATGAACTAGAGGGCAGAGACTTAGACAGTGCAAGAACAGGCGCACTAAGGGTTAATAGAACTGTATCCTCTGGTATTCTGGGCAGGCCAGGGGCAGGTGATATAGTCTATGAAAGAAAGACAGGTAAGTTCAGAGGCTTTGTAAGTGTTGCAGGCACCACCATTGGGTGGTCAGATTTTAATTCTTTTAGTTAACAGGGGAAAGTGATGGGAAGAGGTAGTAATGGAGATCATACTTTGGGAAGCGCACTAGCTCACTTTGCAATGAAGACTCCTGAGTCTCAAGCAAAGTTAGCTTCTGGTTTTCCAAGTAATGCTCATGCTGATGTAAACAGACTTTTTGGAATAGCTCCCCCTTCTCAAGTACCTTTCTCCGGTGTTCCTTCTTCTACAACAGTTGTAACTGGTCAAGAAGAAGAAACTGAAGAAGGCAAAGATGACTCTGGACTTTCAGGAGTTCTTGGGTTTCAAAGTGGAGGAGCACTAGGTTCCCCGCAGGGACAGAACTCCATGGTTCTTCAGCCTATTATTGCTTCTCCTATTCCCACTGCTAGTCTAGGAGATAGGTTAGTTCCTCCTCCTTCTGAAGCACAGGCCCAGTCAGACTATGACTTTACACTTAATACTCTTAAACCTTCTCCCATTTACCCCGGTGCAAACTTTGCCAATGTCATGCCAGGGGGTTATAATACACTAGGGAATATACAAGAAAATCAAGGGATGTCTCCCTATGACCAGAGCCAGAGGTCAATGGTCACGGGTACAACCACGGGGCAGCTTTCTCAGAACACAGCTAACCCAGGAAACCAGTCTATGCAGGGTGGTCTATCTTCTCTTAGTAACTCAATAGGAACATTCTCATAATGAATAGTATGCAACAGCCAATGGCAAATCCAGCAATGCACGCAGAGGCTCTCAGCCGTATGGGCAGGGGTCCTGATACGCAGCTTATGCACGTTACTGATTCAGAAGTAAATGCACTGAACGGTCTTTCTGGTCTGGTCTTTAACGAGCCACTGAGAACAAACCCAGAGACAGGTCTTCCAGAGGCTGGTTTGTTTAAACAACTTCTTCCCACCATCCTTGCCATAGGCGCTGCTACCTTCTTAGGACCCATGGCTGCTCCTATGTTTGCT